TACATATAATCCGCTATCATCTTCTTACATTTATCAGATATGATAATCCGAATCGGTAGTTTCTCTTCAAATATACGATTAATAAAGTCGCGTCGTTTCAGTATGAGTGGATTTTTTATCGCTGTGCGATCACTACCAGATATCAGATAACGGCGCAGCTTATATTCTACGACTTGATAATGATGCTTAAACTCTTTGTTCATCGTCGAACGCGCTTTGCCTGAAGCATCGCCGTAGTAATATAACCCTGCTTTGTGATTCGGATATCGCATCATGAACTCTTCACATACTTCTTCTGTTGAGTTACGCGGGTTCTCAAGTGCTATCTCGTCGATACATTTAGCGTACCATAGATTTTCATATTGTTCGAACTGCCATATTGAAGCTGAGTTATACGGCACTGAGTTCTGATCGAACGATATGTGTAACGGCTTTTCATGATCATATTCACACGCTTGCACGTGCCGCATACGGTTAAATGAAGAGTAAAACTCGCCGCCGGTAAGCGTAAATGGGTTAGCGTATATCAAGCTGCGTCCACGATCTTCAGTGTTATTCTCTAAGATATTGGCGATGTAGTTCTCACCTACATTGTGGACATTATGCCATGTTGAAGATATACAGGCAAATTTGTCGCCGTATTTCAGTTTAAAATAACTGTCTTTGCGATATATATTCGATGCTATCTCGTCGATATAAGCATCAAGATTAAACCAGTCGTTTATCCAGTCTACTTTTGCGGGTGACGTAAGGATATACAACGGGTTCCATTGCTCTTCTTGCTTGCCTGTATCAGTGATCTTATTGTCAAATAAATACATCCCCGGTTGCCGCAGACGAGTGATAATAACTTCTTTTATGTCTTCTTCTTTCGAGTCTTTCGTCTCGTCAAGTATCGCCCACGAAAACTCTTTGCCAGAGTGCATGATAGCATTATCGAGTGAGCCGGTGAAGATCAGCGCGCCGTTACAGAATGATATGATGTTATTAAAGCGATCAAAGTTTCGTTTGCACGCAGTCCAGTGCGACGGCGGCTCTTTGCCTGAGACATAAGTGCCCGATGGGTTCTCACGTGTCCATTCTGTTATGCCTGTTGTCTGCCAGTATTCACGAATGCGAAACAAGGTTGAGGTATTCAACTGATCATAAGTGTTCGCTGCTATAAAGCCACGAACGTGCGGAAAACGAGAAATGAAATTGCGCGAAATAACACCACCGAGAAACGTCTTCCCTGATCCCACGCCACCGAGAAAAAGATTTATTCGCGCTGTTGATGACAGCACTGACATCTGAGGCCGAGATATCACTTGTGTTATCGCCTCAGTCTCCATTGCTCTTGATTATTATGTCAGGTAATTTAATTTGTATTTTTTCATTATCACTCGTTATGTCTGTTTTCTTTGGCATAACATAACCAAACATCTTTGCATAAGCATCAATATACCTTGCAGGGTCACTCTTTAATGCTTCAAAAGCAGCAGTGATATTATCTAATTGACCAAATAAAACCTTCTCAAGTAATTCCTTCGCTTCTTTCGTTGTTCTATTCAACGCTCCTGGCGGTTTACCCTTAGGATTATTTGACTTCCCTTTCCCCGGTCCTCTCATTTGAATAGATTTGAATTTTTCAAATTACTTGTCTTTGTGTTCGAAGTATTCGATCTCTCTCAGGCGTTTTCTCGCCTTGCTTTTACTCATTGGCTTCGATAGTCGCTTGCCTTTCTTTGAGTAAACTCTGCATTTACCTTTTTTACATCGTATCATATTGCAAATTTACACAATAATTAACATATAGTAATAAATGAGAAATAATACTCGACCGTACCGATTGTGTATCGCTCTTCTCTGTATTCGATGTGATATATTATATCCATGCCACAAGAATGTCTTTATGAAGTATAGTGCCGCGATCATTGCCATCTTCAAATGTAATGTTATACTCCGGATTTATTGATAACACAATCTTTACAAGGTCATCAGTAGAGAAGCCGTGATCTGTCTTGCTCCAGCAGCGCAAGTCGTCGATCATGATAGTATGCGTTTTTATTTTGTGGTTCTTGATCGCTTCAAGTTCTTGCATGAGCGGTGTGTTACGACTGCCGAGAACAGTATCGCCGCCAGAGTAGTGACCGTCGAGCCAAAACGTGACACTCTCGTCGATGTTTGTCAGTAGCGACGAAAGTAATGTCGCTGAGTCGCCGTTGAACAGTAGTATGTTATCTACTGCTGCAAAACGAAAGCGGCAGTGAATGTATAAATCAATACCCAGTTCTATTGAGTATATCTGCTTGAAGCCTGCGTCGAGTGCTGATTGAACACCGTCGCCACGATATGTGCCTGTCTCAATGAATACACGTTTGAGATACTTCTTAAAAAGATTCGTTGTTGCTGGCATAGTTTTTTATTGTTTGTTCGATATATTTAAAAACAGCGTCAGAGTAATGTGGTGCAGCACCGATGAAGAATACCTGATCAAGAACTTTATTTGCTTCTGTGAACGAGCGATAGTCGCCGAGAAACGAGTAACCGGGGTGAAGTAGTATGTTACCGGCAAAATAGTTTCGTGTCTGTATCTTATTCTTTTCGAGATACTGCACCAGAGCAGCCTTCGCTTTTGTGATGAACGGTGTGCCGAACCAGCATACATCAGCTTTCGCAAGCGACTTTACTGTCTGTATGTTCAAGTTATCAACAAATATCTTTTCGATTGTCTCTTTTGAGTGTTTTCGTCTTCGTTCGATCTCGTCGAATTTATCAAGTTGCACGAGCCCGATAGCTCCTTGAAGATCGAGTGGCTTCACGTTATAACCCATCTGTGAAAACACATATTTATGATCAACGATGCCGTCATAGTTATCAAGCCAGCGATCAAAGCGATGATTGCACGACCCTTTCAGCTTCAGATTATCTGCACCGATGCACGTGCAGTCACGACCCCACCAAGCGATTGATATCATCAGCTTATGCAGTTGTTTATCGTTTGTGCATATCATACCGCCTTCGCCAGTAGAAATATGATGTGCAGGGTAGAATGAATGCGATGATGCCCACGCGAAATCATTTAAATATCTATCGCTCCACCGTGAGCCGAGAGAGTCACAGTTGTCGAGTATCAGAATGAGATTATTATGCGTGCATATTTGTGATAGTGTGTCCATGTCAGGTGGGTTACCTAAGACCGGCGATAGCATGATAGCAACTGTCTTTGTCGTGATCTTATCTTCGATCAGCGAGAGATCAAAGTTAAGCGTGTCGAACTCGATATCTACAAAGACCGGTTTTAATCTGTTTTGATATATCACTGAGACCGTTGTTGCAAACCCCACTGGCGAGACGATAACCTCGTCGCCGTCATCCCATTTAAAATGCTTCTTCAGCGCAGCGATCATCACGAGATTTGCCGACGAACCGGAGTTGACCATCAGCGAGTGTGCTACATTAAATTTCTTACTGAATGCACGCTCGAACTTATCGACGTTCTCTCCGGCGGTTATCCATTTGCCATTTAATATTGCATCGATAGCAGCTTCATACTCGCGATGGTCCCAGTATTGACCTGAGTAGTAAATATTTGTTTTGCCGCCTTTGAAGTTAGCAGAGTTATATATATACGGCGCAACATGATTGCCGACAAATTTCTTTATGTTATTCAGATCGTAATCCATTCTCGTGAGAGTAAGTATTTCATCGTTTTAAGTTTAAGTATACGGGCGTGCGCGAGTAAACGATCTCCAAGAGATTAAAGTCATCGCCGCAGATGAACGTTATGTTTTTGAATGCCTTTATGATGTCATGATCAGTAGCGTCGTGCGAGAACCCTGCATCAGAGTAGTCCGTGTCTCTGCCAGAGCCGACAAGAACAACTGGGATGCGCTCGTGGTCGATGTAATTACGGATCTGCTCGAACGGTCTGAACAGCAGAAACGGCGTGATAGAATAAACAACTGCGATCTTGTGTTCTAGTACTAAGCCGACAGCTATGTTGATCATCGTCTGTTCTGCTGCTCCGGGGTTGATGAACCGATCAGCAAACTCATTTCTTATCTTGTCGAACATCCCGTATCCGAGATCGCCGACGACAAGAAATATATTTTCATCAGCGTACATCAGATCGTACAAATCAGCAGCGAATTTGCGTCTCATAGCGTTATATAATGAGCTGATAAACCTGTGAGATCATAGTCTTCTACATCAGTATGTCGTATTTCTATTGACGGTATTATCACTTTAAGATTGTCTGCCATCCAACGATCAACAGTATCATAAGCCGAGAAACCGTTGAAGTTAAGATACACCCTAAGGTTTGTAACTGAGTAACGACGCATAGCGTTTGCCGCCTCCCATGTAGTGCCTTCGAATGCTTCGCCGTCAGAGATAAGACAATAGACGTTCTTTGTTCTGTCAGCCAGTGCCATACCAAGTGCTATCGGTAGCCCGTTGCCGAGCGAACCGGTCGAAGCATGAAGATGACACCGCTCGCAGCGGTCAGGGTGAACACCGTGATGTAAGAAGATACTCTCTGCATCGATGCCATCATACTTCTCGATGACGACATACAGAGCAAGCCCCATGTGACCGGCAGATAAGATAAACTTTTCGTTGCGTGACTTCGTGCGATAAATCTCGTCAATGATGTTGACAGCTGTAAGCGTACTACCGAGATGCGACAAATGATGCTTCTTTGAAATCTCTATGATACGTTCATGAAGCTCGCTCATCGTCTCTTTAGTATTACAGGGTAATTCACATTGCGATTCTCGTAGTAAACTGAGAACAAATTTTCTTCGAGTATCTTCTCATATACTTCGAAGTTACCGGGCATAGCTGTCGCTGGGAATACATCATGCAGACACAGATAACCGACAACTTTGTTCTTTACGAGATTATATGCCTGCCACATCGATAACGGGAAGTCAAGATCGAGAAAACAATAATGCAGTGTATCAATAAATGATATGTCAGTTGTGTCGGTAATCAAGCCTTTGACGAGTATGACATTTGTCAGATTTTGTTTGTCAAGCTCTGCACGGATGTAGTCATACGCATATTTATCACGCCCGTAGTAATCATACCAGCCATCCATGTTTGATGCTGCATGAGACTTCACACCTCCATGAAGCTGACAGAACTCACACTCACGCGCTATTTCTTTCGGGTGACCGGTGAACGTGTCAAAGCCATAGATCGTGCCACGACCGAGCCAGAGCCTGCCTATCGTCTCAATACTGCCACCATAGGCCACGCCCATCTCACAACCGACTAACTTATCAGTGAATTCTGTCTTCAGTCGTTCAGCAATATCAAAAAGAATCTCACCTACTTCACCATTTAAATTTATCATATACGCGTTTTAAGCCCTCGAATAAATTAA